CCGGGTCTCACGAAAGCCTTCCAACAAATAGGCGCTGTCGTCGATGAACAGCACTGTGCGCTTGCTCGACATGTTAGCCCTCCAAGTCGTCCGGGAAGTCCACAGCACCGCCTGAGGCTACTTCGACGGCCGGTCTTGGGTCATCCTCGGTTGTGACTGTCAAGCCACCCTCAGGTTTGTAGGCCATTTCGCCCACGAGCTTTTTGACCTCCTTGCCCATCTTTTCGAACTGTGCGGGAGACTTCAGCTTTCCAGGCTGGTAGCACTTCGTGCGGTCCAAGCCAAGCTCGCTTTCCATGATCGCTACCACATCGCCCTCAGACATGCCGTCCCAGTAGTTGTCATCCGCGTCAGTCAGTTCGTCCATGTCTTCGGTATAAACCCCGAATGCACGATTGGCCCGCTTGCGCACCAGCTTATAGCCTTCCACAGGGCGGCCAGCGTTCAGTTCAAGTTGGATAGCTCCGTCCACCGCCTTTACATACTTGTCAAAGACGCCAGTCCATTTTGCTGCATGGGCAAGTGTCTTGATGTTGGTCGGAACAGGGATGCCCATTCCAGGGGGCTCGTCTGCGAAGTCCATCTGTGCTTCCTCCTGCATCTTATCGATAAGAGCAGGGCATTCATAGAAGTCCCCATTCTCGTCCACGAAGGCTTTGGCATCGCAGAAGGTGCACCAGTCGCCAGCGCAAAGCGGGGCGTTCTGATGCTGGGTTGCTTCTGCTGCGGCCTTCAGTTCTTCACCAAAATCCAGAAGCTCTTCGCGGGTATACTCGATTGAACGAATGGGCCCGTCTTCATGTTCTTTGCGAGGCTGGACAATGGTCATGCGAACACCCTCGCAATCAGGGAACTCAAGCAAAACACCCAGCCCATATGTCTTAAGCTGGGTATTGTCACGAACCTCTACCAAGACGCCCCGCCCATGCTTGTAGTCGACCAGTTCAGCCCAGCCAAAGGCTTCAATCCCGATATAGTCGGCCGTGCCTCCGAGTAGAGGATGAACTTCTTCCAGCTTGCCGAGCCATTCCTCAGAGCGCTCCTCACGGCCTCGCGGGTCCAGTCGAGCACGAGACGTCTCCACTGCGGCCACGAAATATTCAACAGCATCCACCATACCCTGGTCGATCAGGAACTCTGCCTCAATGGCTGCATCAGGGTCAAGAGGCCAGCGTGAGGTGACTTCACCTTTGCGCACTTGCTCACGCAGAGCGCTTAGATGGGTTTCAAGCACAGCGTCGTCATTCCAAATAACTATGGTTTCACCCAGAAACTCTTCCGGCGCAATGCCCTCGCGAGCATACAGTTCACAGAGCAGGTGCGCGGCCGTGCCTTCTTGGGCAAAGATTGACGAGCCTCTGGGGTTCGGGTTTCGTGCCTCGGCGGCAACAGAGCCTGGACAATTCATCCATTGCTTTGACCCAGAGGCAGAAAGTTTTGCATGATAGGCCAATGGCTATTCCTCCAGTATATGGCCGAGGTATTCCTTCAAGCCCTTGTAGTTATTTTCGCGTTCGGACGGGTCTTCCAGAGCCAGCTCTTGCTTGACTTCTTCAAGAAGGCGATCCAGTTCAGAAGCCATGGCCGGGTCAAGTGACGCCTTCTTGTCTTTGCTTTCCAGCAAGACACGAACCTTGCCGAAACCCTCGACCTGTTCGCCTGCGTGCCAGTATTGAATACGTCCGGTCTCCATGTCGATGAAGGTGGCGTTGACAGGTTCACCGTTGAGTTCCACAGCATGGATATACTGCGTCATGGGATGACTGGGAAGAATTTGCATTATTCGGGGTCTCCTTCTTTTGTGAAGCCTAGGCTTCGCTAACTTGAGCGTCGAGGTGGCAGTGCTGGAGCAGCGCAGGAAAACGGGTGACGCTGATACCTTGTCCCGCTTTCAGCACACCGGCTTCAACCAGGAGAGCATGTGCCTCAATGCAGAGGTCTCCATACCATTTCCAGTCGCCGATTTTCCGCGCTTCAGCCATGTTCTCCGCGGCTTCGGAATAGATGGTATCCGAAAGCGTAACTGGCTTAATTTCGAACAGGCCTTCCATGCTTAGTCCTTTCCTGGGTTAATCGCCCATTGATCGACGCCCCAATGCGGGTCGTCGTCTAAGAAGCGTATGCCATACTTGCGTCGTGCAGGGTCAACCCACTTTTTGGTGCCATGATTGTTGCCCTCATAACTTTTCGGACAGGCCCAGAATTTGCCGAACTGGCCCTCACGTATTACCATGTCTGTTTCGCAAGTGCTGCATTTAACGGCCATAGCTTAGTCCTTTCTCAGACCGAGGTATACCGGGAAGCGCGGCTTGTCCTTTGCTCCGCTCGGTTGGTGTTTGAACCTAACTCGTTCACCTTTTAGTATATGCCGCATTTTCCACAGCGCAAACCGGCTAGTCTCTGAAAAGCCCGTTCCGATGCCAAACGTTTCAGCCCAGTCCGGGTGAGAAACAGTCAGCGCCCCAAGCGTATTGCCAGGAACTTGACCGGCCAATGCAGTGGACCGCTCCGTATAACCAAGCAAATTGGTTTCCGCTTTATTCTCATTTCGCATCAACTCCTCAAAGCCAACGATAGTGCCCTCGGTGTCTTCGAACCGCTTGACCTTGCCAAGCAACTGTTGGTTAGCCGTCGATCGGCCAAATTTGTAGGAACCGGACGGAGAACGGGTCATTATACCTTCATAACCAAGGCCCACGTAATGCGCTTCCAGCTCCATAAGCTCGATGGCATTATCCACTCTTGTGTGCGGAACTACCCGGGCCCATGGCCAGTGCCCATCGTTGGCGAGATTGTCCCTGACAATCTTCAGCCGTTCCTCAAATGGGAAGTGCACTTCATGAGGGTCAACCCAATCGAACACCCAATAGGTGAATGCAGGATCGCCACCATGCGACATGATGCCACTGGTGGACTTGTTGAATGCTGACGGGTCGGTGGGATCGCCGACTAGCAACTCGCCGTCGAACGGTGGATAGAACGAAAGCTCGCCCTGAATGAACCGGTTCGGTATAGGCTTGAGTGTCCGAGAGACTGGTTGGTCGTTGTGGATCACACAGCGAATGCCATCCAGCTTCGGCGAGGCCAGTTGCGGAAACGTAAGCACTTCCGCATCTTTGACTGTGAAGGCCAGTAAGGGCTTGAATTTATTCATTATTCAGCTTAGCCCATAGATATTGTTTCATTAGCTTCTCTCCGTTCTAGACACGCCTCGCAATCGCAGTCAGTCTCCGTGCAATTACAACATTCCTGGCAGCAGTTGCAGCCCTCACAAAGGGCCCCAACTTCACTGTCATGCCCACGACACGCCTCGCAGACGTAGAGGTCTTCAAGCCTCTGCACTGGGGATAGTCCGCTGGTGATGCGTGAACTTCATCTTCTTTTCCATTGCGTGCCCGACGGCATCTGAGGCTTGAGGACTGAGGTCTTCAATATCCCCTTTCTCCTCCATCATCAACTGAACCGCGTGCAGGTCGGCGATTTCGTTCTCCAGCAAGCTTCGGTTGGTGACGGACAGGTTGTTTGGATGGAAGCTCTCATAGCCATGACGGAGAATTTTGCCAACTGCCTGAACAATCTCGCCAGCCTCTTCAGCGAGCATCGCAAGGCGTTCAGCTTCTCCGGGTGTTAAACCATTAAAATGATTTTGTATCATCGGGCCATCCTTTTTATTGCGTTATGTCGAGTGTGTATCTCAACAGCATACGCCATTTGCGCCTCAAGCATAACCTCTATAGCTTCAGTGGCATCAAAATGCTTGCTGATAGCGAGGCACTGCCATTTCTCGGGCTCGGCCTCAGTGGCATTGGCGACCTTCTGTTCAACATGATAGGTGCCCACGTCCATGTGCCGCACCCGAAAGACAAAGGTGAGCCCTTCAGAAACAACATATGGGAACTTCTGGTCGTCGGCCATCAATCTTCCTCCTTGAGGGCGTCGTAGCTGTCCACCATTGAGGTGACAAAGAGGGCCGCAGCCTTCCGCTCCAGGTTAAAGCCCTGGAACTGAGCATCGAGGGCATGGCGTATGACCTCTGCTTCGTTGCCTTCGGGAAGCGCCTGAAACATAGCCCCAGCCATAGCGAGATGGTGCGCCACCAGTATGGCTGCTTGGTCTTGTTCAATGGTTGCGGTGTCGACTTGAACTCTGGGCATGGTTGTGTCCTGTAAATGAAGGCCAGGAGGCTAGTCCCGGCCGGTTGATATTGTTGGCAGTGGGGACGCGAAATCGTCCTCTACCTCTGTTGTGCCCATCAGTCCATCACAAATAGCTATAACCTTTAGTAGGCGTTTGCGGCCGCGCATTCTTGACATGTGGGCTTTTGGTTCTGGAAGGCCCATGACATGCGACAGCCAGCAATAGGCTTCGTTGCGGGTCATGAGCTTGTTCTTCCATACTCGGTCGAACGAGATGTGGGCTTTCTGCCTTAGCTCTGCAAGCTCTCGCTTGGTTAGCCTTTGAGGTGGGCTACCATTTTCTCGTGGGCTTCCTGCAGGTCGTCCTTCAACACTTCGCCCACAGCTTTGTAGCCCTTGCCGATCCCGGCCAGGACCTCGAAAACTGCGGCCTTGCCGTCTTTTTCCATCAGGTCCCGTGCGAACCCCCGAAGCGTGTCGTTGGTCAGCTACTCCGGC